CTGTACAAATAACAATGCAGCATATGTTGCCGTTGAAGAAACGTATGGAGATCATTCGTACAATGGACACGCTAAAAAAGATGAAGCATTCCGAAATGATATGACCAATTTTGGTATATTGATGGAAGTTCAAGGTATTGAAAAACCATTTGATTGGTCTAGAGAATTAGTAGGAAAAGTACAAAAAGAAAGTACTGGATTATTTTATAGTCCTACAAGAAAACCTACTACTACATCTGAGGGTATAGGTGTTAGTGCAGTTCAAATTGATTCATTAGATGAAGTAAGAGAAGCATTTCAAGGATATTACACGTATATTGATGATTTTATTAATGATATGAAAAAAGTATTTCCTACATTAGGAGATGATTGGGGTGTGTATGTGCCTGAAATTAAATATCTATCACCTGAACCTTTGGTTAATTATAATGATTTAAGTTTAACAACATATCCTAATGTGCATTTTGTAGGTGATGCATTAAGTGCAAGAGGAATTACAGTATCTGGAGCACAGGGTACATTAGTAGCAGAACAGATTATTAAAACAATGTAAATAAAAAATAAAGACTATGGCAAACAGTGAAAAATTATATGAAGAAAAAGTTATTAAGTCAAGAGGAGCAAGACATTATCTAATAAAAATGGAAGGTGAAGATCATTGGAAACATCATAGATGGGATCACCCCGCAATTGTTCCTATAAATAAACAATCAGAATTTAAAAAAGGATATTTTTTAAGTGGAATTGAATATTCAGAAGAAGATTTTAAAGAAATAATGAAAGAAAGAGAAGGATTACCTTGGTACAAACAGTCAGCTCCAAAAGGAGAAACTTATAGAAATTAATATGAGAGAACATACGTTACAGGCAATGCCTTATAAAGGTGAAATTCATAAAAAAGCATGGGGTCATGAATTATGGATTATTAATAATGAACACTATTGTGGCAAATTATTAGTATTTAAAGAAGGTAAATCCTTTTCAATGCATTATCATTTACTTAAAGATGAAGCATGGTATATTTCTAAAGGAAAATTTTTGTATAAATACATAGATACTGAAACAGCAGAACAATTATCAGTTGAAGTAACAGAAGGTGATTGTATTCATTTAATGCCAGGTCAACCCCACCAAATGTTGGCTCTTGAAGAAGGAAGTTGTATATTTGAGGTATCAACACAACATTTTGATAGTGATAGTTATAGAGTAGGAATGGGATCTTCACAATTAGATCCATTAAATTTACCATTTTAATATGAAAATAGGTTTTTGTGGCACAATGTCAGTAGGTAAAACAACTTTAGTTAATGCTTTAGCTAAATTACCAGAGTTTAAAGATTATAAATTTAGAACAGAACGTTCTAAGTATCTTATGGAAATGGGTATACCATTAAATACAGATTCAACAGTTAAGGGTCAAGCAGTATTTTTAGCTGAAAGAGCAAGTGAATTAATGCAAGATAATATCATAACAGATAGAACAATTATTGATGTTATGGCATTTGCTAAATGTTCAAAATCAATGAATTATTTAGAGGCAGATGATTTTTGTGGTTTTGCGAGTAATATGTTAGATGAGTATGATTATGTATTTTATGTTTCACCTGAAGGAGTTGAAATTGAAAATAATGGTGTTAGAGAAACTAATGCAGAATATAGAAAATTAATTGATCAGAATATCCAATTGTTAATTATTAAATATAGACATAAAGTTAAAAATTTAATAGAAATTAAAGGATCCACTGAAGAGCGTATAGAATTAGTTAAACAAGCAGTTTCTTTGTGATATTTATAACAAAATACTCTTACAATGAAAAGATCAGAATTTAAAAAGGCTATAAAAGAAGAAATACTTGATATTTTAGAAGAAGCATCTAAAGAAGATGTTAAGGCCCAACAAGATTATAATGCTGAATTAGAAAAAACAGCCCAATTAACTAAAGATTTAGGATTAGGAGAAGGAAATGATACAGGCCAATTTCAAGATGATGGTTATGTAGATCATAAATATGACGATCAAACAATAGACAAATATAACATTCCTGTTGCTCCTACAGCTGTATTTGAGGATGAAGATGAAGATGATATGGATAAAAAAGCAATGAAATCTGCTAAAAAGGGAGACTCTATATCAAAATTAGCTTCTAAACTACAACAAACATCAGCAGAATTAAAATCAACAGCTAAAAAGTGGAAAGATGCTGAAGGTAGTGAAAAAGAAAAGTTAAAGGATAGACTTAGAACTTTAACAAAAATTAAAAAAGAGATTGAAGGACTTCTTTAAAAATATTCAAACGCTACTTATTGTAGCATTAGTGGCTATTATCTTTTTTATGAGGTCATGTGGTGGGGGGAAAACTATTACTGAGCCTAAAATTATTACAAAAACAGAAACTAAGTGGGATACTATAAATGTTGTAAAAGAAGTATATGTTCCTAAATGGAAAACTAAAATTGTTACTCAAATAGATTCTATTTTAATTAATACTCCTATTGATACTTTAGAAGTATTAAAAGATTATTATGCTAAAAATGTTTTTATAGATGAAATTAGTTTAGATTCTTTAGGTATTATAACAATAACAGATACTATATATAAAAATACAGTTTGGAAAAGAGCAGTTGAATCCAATATTTTAATACCTACAACTACTATAACTGAAGAAATTTATCTAAATAATAGAGAATTTTATTGGGGTATAGGGATACAAGGAAGATCAGACCAGTTAAATTATGTTGGGGGTGAATTATTATATAAAAATAAGAAAAAACAAATGTATGGGTTAGGGTTAGGAGTTAATCAAAATTTCCAACCTGTAATATCTGGTAGATTATATTGGAAAATAGGAAATAAATAATGTCAGATTTAAAACAAATAATAAGACAAGAATACATAAAATGTGCTAAAGATCCTGCACACTTTATGAAAAAATACTGTAATATCCAACACCCCCAAAGAGGAAGAATATTATTTAATTTATACCCATTTCAAGAAAAAGTATTGCATTTAATGCAAGAAAACCCATATTCAATTATTTTAAAATCAAGACAATTAGGAATATCAACACTATCGGCTGGATATTCTTTATGGTTAATGTTATTTCATAAAGATAAAAATGTATTATGTATTGCGACTAAACAGGAAACAGCACGTAATATGGTTACTAAGGTAAAATTTATGTATGATAATTTACCTTCATGGTTAAAAATACCAGCTGAAGAAAATAATAAATTATCACTTCGACTTAACAATGGTTCAATAATTAAAGCAACATCTGCGAGTAGTGATGCTGGTAGATCAGAAGCAGTATCATTACTATTAATTGATGAGGCAGCCTTTATTGACCAAATTGGAGAAATATGGGCATCAGCTCAACAAACACTAGCAACAGGGGGTGGTGCTATAGTATTAAGTACCCCTTATGGTACTGGAAATTGGTTTCACAAAACATGGGTATCAGCAGAAAATAATCAAAATGATTTTATACCAATAAGATTACCTTGGGATGTTCATCCTGAAAGAGATCAATCATGGAGAGATAGACAAGATGAATTATTAGGTGATCCAAGATTAGCTTCACAAGAATGTGACTGTGATTTTAGTACATCAGGAGATATAGTATTTTATTCAGAATGGATTGATTTTATATCACAAAGTACAATACAAGACCCATTAGAAAGAAGAGGAGCAGATCAAAATTTATGGGTTTGGGAAAATGCTGATTACTCCAGAGAATATATGATTGTAGCTGATGTTGCTAGGGGAGATGGAAAAGACTTTTCGGCGTGTCATGTAATGGATATTCAAACTAACACACAAGTAGCAGAATATAAGGGCCAATTACCCCCAAAAGAATTTGGTTATTTTTTAACTGGGTTAGCTACTGAATATAATAATGCTATGTTAGTAGTAGAAAATGCTAATATAGGATGGGCAACATTAGACGCTATTAGAGAAAGAGGATATAGAAACCTATACCAATCACCAAAATCAGATGCCCTTACAGCTGAATCTTTTTTAAGAGTATATGAAAGTAATAGTGAAATGGTTCCAGGATTTACAATGTCTATGAGAACAAGACCACTTTGCATTAATAAATTCAGAGAATTTGTAGGTGATAAATCTGTAATAATTCGTTCGAAACGTTTATTAGAAGAAATGAAAGTATTTATTTGGAAAAATGGTAGACCAGAAGCTCAAAGTGGTTACAACGATGACTTGGTTATGTC